TGGAGAACTACATTCACTAAGGATAAATACATAACAGGTTATGATGATTATGTATGTGGTCCAGTTATTTATATTAAAAAGAAAGCATTGAAACGTTGGGCAGCATAGCCCACATGTGCGGCGCCCTGCGGGCGCCGCGCTTCGCGCCCTCGGCGCTGCGCGCCTCGGGGCGGGGATCGAGAGGTCCCAAACCATTTTGAAAATCCAAAAATTTTAAATAGATTAATTTATATATATAAATATGGGTCCCAGAATGTCACCCTTTATTGCTTGATTTAGACATAGATAGGCGTTAAATACTTTTTAGGTTCCAAAATTAAACCTAAAAAAATTTTGCAAAAATTTTTATGAATGAAGATTTATTAAAGAAATTAGAAAAATTACCTATTGAGACTCAGAAAGAGTTTATAGATACTTTTGAAAAATATACAGTAAAAACAAAAGAGTCTAAAATACATTCTGATTTTATGTCGTTTGTAAAACATATGTGGCCTGACTTTGTTGAAGGTAAACATCACAAGATTGTAGCAGAAAAATTTAATCAGATTGCAGAAGGCAAATTAAAAAGATTAATTATTAATATGCCACCAAGACATACGAAGTCCGAGTTCGCCAGTTTCCTGCTGCCCGCTTGGATGGTTGGTAAAAACCCGAAACTAAAAATTATTCAATCAACCAACACCACAGAATTATCTATACGATTTGGTCGTAAGGCAAAAACTTTGATTGACTCTCCAGAGTATCAAGAAGTTTTTAAAACTAGATTAAGAGAAGATAGTCAGGCCGCTGGTAAATGGGAAACATCAGATGGCGGCGAGTACTACGCAGCTGGTGTAGGTTCCGCGATTACTGGACGGGGCGCAGATTTATTAATCATCGACGACCCACATTCAGAACAAGATGCTATGAATCGAGATGCAATGGATCGAACTTATGAATGGTATACTTCTGGTCCTCGTCAACGTCTTCAACCTGGTGGAGCAATCATTGTCGTAATGACAAGATGGAATACTAAGGATCTAACAGGGAGATTACTTGGCGCGCAGCGAGAAGCCAAAGCTGATCAATGGGACGTTGTAGAATTTCCTGCAATCTTACCAAGCAATAAACCTTTGTGGCCTGAGTATTGGAAGCTAGAAGAATTACAAGCTGTTAAAGCATCTGCTGGTATTACAAAATGGAATGCGCAATATATGCAAAACCCAACTTCAGAAGAAGGCGCAATTATCAAACGTGAATGGTGGAAGCGTTGGGAAAATGATTGGATCCCTGCTTTGAAGTATGTCATTCAATCTTACGATACCGCTTATAGTAAAAAAGAAACAGCAGACTTTTCAGCTATTACAACGTGGGGAGTATTCTATGAGAATGATGATAGTCCAGCTAGTTTAATATTATTAGATTGTCAAAAAGATAGATGGGATTTTCCTGAATTAAAAAAGGTTGCTTTAGAGCAATACAGATATTGGGAGCCTGATATGGTGATAATTGAGGCTAAAGCGTCTGGTCAGCCTCTTACAGATGAACTGAGGAAGATGAGTATACCAGTAGTTAATTTTACCCCATCACGAGGAAATGATAAACATACACGTGTAAATTCAGTTGCACCTTTATTTGAATCTGGTATGATATGGGCGCCTATGCAAGACTTCGCAGATGAAGTCATCGAAGAGTGCGCAGCATTCCCATTTGGCGATAATGATGACTTAGTCGATTCAACGACTCAGGCCATTATGAGATTTAGGCAGGGAGGCTTCTTGTTACATCCCGATGATGACAAAGAAGAACCAATGCCAAGAAACATGAGGACATATTATTAGTTATGTATTGGAGATTAGTTAGATTATTTATCAAAGAATACGGTAGACCACCTTATGGTGAAGAAATTGTAAGACTTAAAACTCGAGCAAAACAATTAGAAAATAAAAGTAAGGTAGTTGATATTACAGATAGACTAGGACCTGATGCTCCTTATTCTAAAAACAATCCTGAAGGTTGGATGCCGTCAGCTGACGAAGAATCTGGTATTATGAGTAGACTAAAAGGTAAGATAGATGATTTAAAAGAACAAGCATCTAAATACAAAGATATATCTGTTGGAGATTTTATGTCAGATTATTTTGGTATGAGTAAAAAAGCTGAAACCGAAGCAGAGATGATTGCAAGAATGAATAAAGAAAACAAAGATGCTGTTAAAAGATTAAAAGATAAAAAAACAAGATCAGCAGAAGAAATTATGGATGATGGAGATTTTGATCCATCAGGAATGAAAGATGGTGGAAGAATTGGTTATGCATTTGGTCGTGGTTTAAGATTAGGTAGCTTTTTAAAAAAAGAAGGTATTAGTCTTAAAGATGCCATTCAAGAATCAATTGATAATTTCATTCAATACTCTGGAGATCTTAAATATGATGCGGATGCAGTGCTTGATGATATGTTTGAGAGATTGAGCATTGATAGAGATTCTATAGATCAATACGATGTTATTGATGCTTATGGAAAAGTTTACGATAATCTTTCTATGAACAAAATGGAATCTATGTATGAAAGAGCCGCTGAACAAGAGTTAGAAGGTTTAGGTACTGGAGTAAAAAAAACAAGAAATAAAAACGCTGGTGGTGGATTAAATTACTTAATGGGGTTCTAAATGAAAGACTTTGGCAGTCCAGAAACATGGAACATGAAAGTCGATCAATATATTGACAAGAGAACTCAAAGACCTCTTGATTTTAAAAGACGAAACGAAATTAAAAATTTTATATTATCTGATATAAACAATTTTAAACCACAATTTCCTGGTGAAAAATATATTTTTAATTTTCAAAATTTTTCAAACAAATTAAAACAAGCTACAGGAAGAGGGACAGATCCTGATATTGCTAATCAAATAATTGAAAGCTTAGATCCAAAAATAAAAAATAAAATAACTAGATTAGACATTGGTCAATCTTCAAGTAATACTTTAACACAAGCAGAAAAAGATTTGTTTAGTAAAAATTATAAAACAAAAAGTCTAGCCCAAATGGCTACAGAAATGACGGGCTTACCTTATAACAATCAAACAACTAAAAATAAATATGCACAAATATATAGATATCAATTAACTCAAACTAAATTAGGAAATATTTCTAAAGAAGATGTAGCTAGAGGCGCAAGACCAAAAGGAACAACCCCAGAAGATGTAAAAGGTTTTGGTGCATATAGAAAAGCACAACAAAAATTAATGAATTTAGATCCTGAAAAATTTAAAGACTTAACACCAGCACAAGTAGATTCACAATTAAAAAAAGCTTTACAGTTTGATAAAGTGGCTGGGGCTTTTGATGTTCCAGAAAATTTAAAAGCTAGTTTTGAACACAAACAAGGAATAACACCAGGAACTATTACACAAGATCCAGAAGCTTTAACAAAAGTAGGTGTGACAACAAGAGATTTTAATTTTAATGTTTTAGGTGCGAAAGGACAAAACAATCTTTATAAAACTATAAAAAATGAATTAAGAACTGCAAAAGCAGCATTAAAAATTGGAGATAAAGCATTAGCAGAAGAAGCAATTAATAAAGTTAATAGTGTATATGATAATGTCTTCGAACAATTAGGAACGGTAAACAGGAATCAATTGCCTAATTACAAGTTAATAAATAATTCTATTAAAGAGACTAATTTAAAACCAATAGATTTAGATGGTAAAAAAAGAATTGGTCAAACAATTGAAGATTATATTCGTTTTGTAGCAGCAGGTCCTAAACAAGATATTGCTAATATAAAACAACCTAATTTAAAAAAGGCAATTAATTTACTTAAACAAGGTAAAGAAAAAGCTTTTAAAAAATTAGTTAATTCTAGATTGTTTGATGTAAAAGCAGGAAAATTATTTTCTATTCTTCCTGCTTCTATAGCAGCCCCTATATTTTTATCTTCAGTAGGTACAAGTGATCTTGAGGCAGCTGAACCAGGAACAGAAAATACAAAAGAAACTTCTTTGATGGATGAAATTATAGGTCCTAAAGGAGCTGCAGCAGGTGCAACATTATTAACTAAACCAGGTAGAGCGTTGGCAGGAAATTTATTAAGAACACTTGCTTACTTAGACACACCTTTGGTTGGAGCAGGTTTTACTGCGGCTTCAATAGGTGATTTAAAAAAAGATATTGAAAAAGGAAAACAAACAGATGTATCTGCATTAGAACTTACAGGACCAGCTGCCTTTTCACATTTAACTGCAGAAGAGTTAGGTTTGTACAACAAGAAAACTGGAATTAGAAAAGCATTTGATACTTTGTTACGAGGTGGAGGATCTAGAGTTATGGCTCAAAGAATTTTACCTGTGTTATCAAAAGCTTCTACTTATGCAACTCCATTAGTTGAATTAGGAATACAAACTTACAACGCTAAACAAAGACTAGAAGAAGCAAAAGAAAAATACGGAACAGATGATATGGTTCCAACTGCAATGGGTATGGCACCTAAACAATATGTTGAAGAGTTAGCATCAGAACTTCCTGACATAGATAGAACAGGTGCAATGGGTGGTGGTATTATGAGAATTAATTTAAAAAATGGACCTGACGATCCTAGCAAAAGAAAATTTATGAAACTTGGATTAGGTATTGCATCTCTTTTACCTTTTGGAATTGGTAGACTTGCTAAAAAACCTGCTGTTCAAAAAGCAGTAGAAAATGCACCTGTAGTTGCAGAACAAGGTTGGTCTTGGGTCAAAGATAATTTTTGGACAGTTGTTGATACTGTTAAAAAGAAAGCTAGTGGATTTTCTAAATTAAAAGATGGGGAAGTAAGAACGCATAAAGATATGGAAGTAATTGATGGCCCTGAAGCAATTAGAGTTAGATATAAAACAGATAATGGCAATACCGCTGAGACAGTTTATATCAAACCTTCTAAAGAAGTTAATCCAGAAACAGGAGAGATTATTGATGTACCTGGTCAATTCGAAGAATATCAAGATGTTTATAGAATGTCTAGTGATGGCAATGATTATTACAAAGATTTTGAAGAAGAAATAATAGATTCAGTAGATAATGTTAAAAAAATTATTAAAGAAGACTAAATTAACTACAACAGTACCACCTAAATCAGGTCCTCTACCACAAGGCTTGAATATTAGCTATAATACTGTTAAAACAATCCATTCGGAGAAAATAAATGGCAGAGATAGACAAATCGTTACCAAACACAAAACAAGAACTTAATATTCCAGCTCAAGATGAAATTATTGAAGCTCAAGCTGAAGAACAAAAAGAAGTTACTGAATCTGGTGAACCAATTGAGATTACTGAAAATGAAGATGGTTCTGTTGATGTTAACTATGATCCTTCCCTTGCTTCTGTTGAAGGAGCTGAAAACCATTCAGCCAATTTAGCTGAACATTTACCTGAAGAAGTTTTAGGAAGATTAGGAAGTTCACTTTATCAAAATTATCAAGATTATAAAAATTCAAGAAAAGATTGGGAAAGAACTTATAGAGAAGGTTTAGATCTTTTAGGATTTAAATATGACAATCGTACAGAACCTTTTCAAGGTGCAAGTGGTGCAACTCACCCAGTATTAGCTGAAGCCGTTACACAATTTCAATCACTAGCTTACAAAGAATTATTACCAGCAGATGGTCCAGTTAGAACTCAAATTTTAGGTTTACCAACTCCAGAAAAAGAACAACAATCTCAAAGAGTAAAAGATTTTATGAATTATCAAATCATGGATCAGATGAAAGACTATGAACCAGATTTTGACCAAATGTTATTTTATTTACCTTTAGCAGGTTCATCATTTAAAAAAGTTTACTATGATGAAGTTGAACAACAAGCTGTTTCTAAGTTTGTTCCTGCAGATGATTTGATTGTTCCGTACACGGCTACCTCATTAGACGATGCGGAAGCAATCATGCATCGAATTCAAGTTTCTGAAAATGATTTAAGAAAAAAACAAGTTGCTGGTTTTTATAGAGACATAGAGTTAAAACCAGGAGTATCAAATGAATCTGAAGTAGAACAAAAAGAACGAGAACTAGAAGGTCAAACAAAAGGACAAGAAGAAGACGTTTTTACTATTTTAGAATGTCACGTTAATTTAGATTTAGAAGGTTTTGAAGATGTGGGGCCCGATGGTGAGCCAACAGGAATCAAATTGCCTTACGTTGTAACTTTAGAAGAAAATTCTAGAGAAGTTTTATCTATTAGAAGAAACTACGAACCTAACAATCCAAAAAGAACTAAGATTCAATACTTTGTACATTTCAAATTTTTACCAGGTTTAGGTTTTTACGGTTTTGGATTAATTCATATGATTGGTGGATTATCTAGAACAGCTACAACTGCATTAAGACAATTACTTGATGCTGGAACTTTATCTAACTTACCTGCTGGATTTAAACAACGAGGTATAAGAATTCGAGACGACGCACAGTCTATTCAACCTGGCGAATTTAGAGATGTCGACGCACCAGGTGGAAATATACGTGACGCATTTATGATGCTTCCTTTCAAAGAGCCGTCTCAAACACTCTTAGCACTAATGGGCGTCGTGGTACAAGCTGGTCAGCGTTTCGCATCTATAGCTGACCTTCAAGTAGGTGAGGGTAATCAACAAGCCGCAGTGGGCACGACAGTTGCGTTGCTTGAAAGAGGATCAAGAACAATGTCTGCGATTCACAAAAGAATCTATGCAGCATTAAAACAAGAATTTAAATTACTCGCTAGAGTATTTAAATTATATCTACCGCCAGAATATCCATATGATGTTGTTGGTGGCCAAAGACTCATCAAACAATCTGACTTTGATGACAGAGTAGATATATTGCCAGTTGCAGATCCAAATATTTTCTCACAAACACAGCGTATTTCATTAGCGCAATCGGAACTGCAATTGGCAGCTTCTAATCCTGCTATTCATAATCAATATGAAGTTTATAGAAATATGTATGAAGCGTTAGGTGTAAAAGATATTGATAAGATTTTAATTCGACCACAACCCCCAATGCCAAAGGACCCAGCATTAGAACACATTGACTCTCTTGCTGGGAAACCGTTCCAAGCGTTCCCTGGTCAAGATCATAGAGCACATATTACAGCTCACTTAAATTTTATGGCAACTAACATGGCCAGAAATGCACCTGTTGTTATGGCTGCATTAGAAAAAAATTGTTTTGAACACATTTCTTTAATGGCTCAAGAACAAGTTGAAGTAGAGTTTAGAAATGAAATGCAACAAGTTGCTATGATTCAACAAAATCCACAAGCAATGCAAGATCCTAACATTCAAATGCAAGTAAAAATGTTATCTGAAAGAATTGAAGCAAGAAAAGCACAACTAATTGCTGATATGATGGAAGAATTTATGATGGAAGAAAAGAAAATCACATCACAATTTGATAATGACCCAATTGCAAAATTAAGATCAAGAGAATTAGACCTTCAAGCACAAGAAAATTCTAGAAAACGTCAAGAAGGAGAGGAAAGAATTAACTTAGATCGTATGAGAGCGATGATGAATCAAAAAACTCAAGACGAAAAGTTAATGCAGAACGAAGATTTGGCTAAATTAAGAGCACAAACGTCTCTTGATAAGACAATTTTGGCTGCAAAATTAAAACAGGAGAAATAAAATGGCAAAAAAGATGACAAAGAGTCAAAAAAAGGTTAAAAAAGTAATGAAGGAATACAAATCTGGCAAACTTCATAGTGGTAAGTCAGGTAAAATTGTAAAAAACCCTAAACAGGCTATTGCAATTGCTCTTTCAGAAGCTGGTAAAAGCAAAAAACGAGGCTAATATGAAAAAAAACAAAAAACAAATGTCAGGAACTTATTCTTGTGAGAAAATCAAAGAAGTTAAGATGACAAAACCAAATGAATCTCAAAAAGATATGGTTCAAGG